GCGCCACCGATCGCGGCCGTAACGTCATCCCAGGCTTTCTTAATCTCGCCCTGGCCGGCCTTATAAGCCTCCTTGCGGTCCGCCAGCGCCTGGGCGAACAGCTTCGTCTCCAGCGCCGCCGCGGCGGTCTTCTGCCCCTCATCCTGGAGCTGGATGATTTCGATCGCCTGCGCGGCGGTGAGAAAGTTATACTTTTCGTTGAGGTCGGCGATCGCCGAGATCGGGTCCTTGCGAATCTTGTCGAACTCGCCGACCGCCTTGTCGATCGACTCGCCTGTGAGCGTCGCGAAATCGACCGAGCCCTGCGCGGCATCCTTTAATTGTTCGCCGGCAATGCGACCATTTCCGGCAAGCTTCGTCAGCGCCTCGGATGCTTCACCGTAGTGACCGGTCGCCGCACCGATTTCGGTCGTGAGCTGGCCAAGACCTTGCGCGGTCTGCCCGGCGTAGTTGCCCGACAAGAGCAACGCGCGATTGAATCCATCGATCTGATTTTCCGCACTGACGAACAGCGCAACGGCGCCACCCACGATGGCAACTGTGGCAAGAACCGCGGCGCCCATTGCACTGAATGCCAGGCCAGCCAGGCCGGTCGACCCGGCCAGCGTGCCGAGCTCGCGCTGCGCCTGCCCCCAATTGCCGCTCGCGATATCCTTGAGCAGCAGGCCGAACTCGCGGCGCACGTTCGACGTGTTGAGCGTCAAGACACTCTGCGCTTCACTCATGCCGCCTACGGCCGCGCGCGACGCCTCGATCTTCGTCGCATACACAACGAAGTCCTCGCCGCTGATCGCGCCGCTCGACTTGAACGCCTTGAGTTGCTCCAGCTGCGAATCGAGCTGGCCGAGCTTGCCGACGACGGGATCGATCTTGCCGAGCAGGTCGCTCAGCGAACCGGCCTGCGCGGTCGTGGCGGCCGCGACGGTCTTCGCGTCGGCGGCCGCCTTGTACTGCGCGGCAGAAAGTTTCGCCTGCTTGTCGAGCGCCGCGGTGGCGCTCTCGGAGATCGACTGGTTCGCCTTGACCGTCTCGGCGGCGAAGTCGGTCGCACTCTTGCGGCCCGACTCGATCGCCGCGTTGAGGCCGCTTGCGTCGCCGGTGAGCGTGTAACCCAGAGTCTTGTCGGCAACGCCCATGTTCTTTCTACTTGTCCTCGTTCAACACGGGCTTTGCGGCAATCTCCATCGCGCGCACGCGATCAAATACCTCATCCCACTCCTTCCGCGGGATCTTCAGCAGCACGCACGTCGAGGTGATCTCCGTCGCGCTGATGTGGTCCCAGTACAGTCCCTTCAGCCCCAGCAACTTCGTCCACTTGCAGCTCTCGAACACGCGCGCTGCATTCCAGTTCTCGGGCCAGATGAGGCGCGGTGCGGCGTGCGCCTCTTGTTCTGCGCGCTCGATCGCGAGCGCGGTTTCATTCCAGCCCTCCTCCTCGCGTAGGCGTTCGAGGTCCTTCTCGACATCCGCTCCAGGGCAGCCGCGCGCCCACCAGATCGCGGCCTCCGTCAGTTTTTTGCGATGCCCTCGATGCCGATGGATTTCAGCCACGACTTGGCGACCGCGCCGATCGCGCCGCGGTAGTTGAGTGCACGCGTCTTGCTCTCGTCGGTAAACGTGACGTCGACGTCGCCGTCCTTGACCTTGCGGAAGCCGACCAGGACGCGGTTGCTGACGATCTCATCGGTCACGAGCTTCTTCTCGTGGATTCGATCTCCGAATAGCTCGATCAGTGAAGTGGCGCACCCCTGCGCGATGGCCTGCTTCGCGTTGTCGCCGAGATCGGTGTACTTGGCCAGATCGGCCTTGATGCAATCGGTCGCCTCCTGCATGAACGCAGCGATCGTTTCCTCGGTCGTGTTGACCGGCTTGGCGTCGAGGATTGCCTTGATCTCGTCCTGGCCGAGGCGCGGAAACTCCGCGTCGAATTCGATCTTCAGCTTCTTGCCATCGCCGTCGATGGTGTCGAAAACGACCGGGTGGAAATAGGTCTTGCTTTGGTTGAGGTTGAACATGGGTGCAGTCCTTCAGGGGCTCGGGTTGCGCCTGGCGAAAATCGCCAGGCGTTCAATCTCCCGCGGGGGCGCAGGTTTTTTCTTGCGATGGATCAGGTGTAGACGAGCGTCAGGTCACTGTCGGCCGTGCCGTCGTCGTCGAGATTGAAATCGAGGTTCGACTTCAGGAACGCGCGGCCCTGGTCGGCGTCGTCGTCAGGTCCATCGAGCTGCGTCTGCGGCGCGTTGAACGTGAAGATGTTGCCGGCGGTCATGCCGTGCACCAGCGTGAGCGCGCCTTCGGTGTTCGCACGCGCATCGCTGAAGTAGTCGTGCGTCGAGAAGGCCGGCGCCAGCAGCATCACGCTGCCCGTGGCGCTGCCATCCACGACCTCGACCAGCTCCTCGCCGGGGTTGTTGATGTACTGGCAGTCGTTGCCGAAGTCCGCGCTGAAGCTCTTGTAGACCGAGTCCAAGCCGAACAGCGATACCTTGGGCGTGTACTCGAACGCGACCGGTTTCGGTTTCAGGAAGCCGGTGAAATCCGGCACGATGTCGGCGATCGTCTGCGGCGCAACCCACAGGCCGATGAACTTGAAGTGCAGGTACGGAATGCCCTGGCTGTCGATCTTGATCTGCCAGGTGCCACGGGCACCGCGCATTGCGCGACGCTGGCCGTCGAGCTGGAAGTACATCGTCAGCGAGTCCGTGCTGCCGCTCGCACGCGCATACGTCACGCTGGTGTCGGCGACAACCACCTCCGACATCTTCGACGCCTTGAACAGCGGGCCATAGTTCGGTGCGGTGCCGGCAACGCCGGAACCTGCGATCTCGACGTCGAACTCAAGTTCCCAATGCGCGCCGACGTGGGTCTTGCCGGTGTTGCCCATCGACTGGCCGTCGAGGTCGCGCTTGATGCCGTTGTCGACGTACTTGAGCTTCGCGCCGTGCGTTCGGATCGCATCGGCCGCGACCAGTGCAACGGCCGTGGCGTATACCGATTCGAGATGAGCGAAAACGGTAGTCTTGCGGGTGAACAGCGACATGATCGATTACTCCTGGCTCGGCGCGGCGGCTGCCGGCGCTTCGGTTTTCGGGGCCGCCTTGCTCGCGGTGCTCTTTTTCGACGCGGCCTTCTTCGCCGCCTTCTTCGGCGCGGCCTTGGTCGCCGCGGCCGGCGCGCGCTTGGCGCGTGCGGCGATCTGCTGCTCGTTGAGCGCTGTGGGCGGCTCGTGCTTCAGCAGCGTGTCGCCGTCTTTCGCGTAGTGGAACGTGCCACCCGCGCTGTGGTTGGTCGGTACGTGTGCAGCTTTCATGGTTGACGCTCCAGGTAACGGGTGGTGGTGAGGCCGAGGCGCGCGGCGTGACACAGCACGCCGCCGAACATCACGGGGCCGGCGTCGTCGAGCTGGATGCACGACTCGCCATCGGGATTGGAAGGATCGGTGCACTGGTCGACGACGCCGCCGATCGTCTGATCGGCCGCGAACACATCGCGCAAGCCCTCGATCAAGCCGTCGAACGTGATCTCGCTCGCGGCCGCATCGTTAAACGCCATGTAGCCCTGCAGGCGCCAGCGGATTTGCTCGACGGTGCGGCCGAGCACGTTGGCGGTTTCCGTCGTGCGCGGCCGGCGCACGAACCAGCCGCGAATCGCGCCGTTGTAGCCGTACAACGCCTTGAGCTTCGCGAGGTCGGTCGAGTAACGCTCGTAGGGATGGACCACGCCGATATCGGCAACGGTCAGCATGCGCGTGACGATCGCGGTGCGAATGGCTGCGACGCTCATGCGGCACCGCCGGCTAGCTGCGCCCCGATGCGCGTCATCGCGGCGTCAAACTGCTCGCGGATGTAACCCTCCGCGGCGTCCCACGTCTGCTGCCAAACCGGGTTCGCGTTCGTGCCGTGCTCAGCGATCGAGGCGCGTATCGCGTAGGCGACGTTCTCCACCGACTTGTCGAGCAGACCGATCTTCACCTTCACCCAGTCCAGGAGCGGCTGGATCGGAGCCCAATGCGGATTGGTGCCGAGCTCGACGTAGGGCGCATACGGTTGCGCGGTGAAGACGGCGCCGATCACGTTGTCGTCGAACGCCTGCTCATCGGCCTCGATGCTGCCGGCCAGGCCGGCCGCGCCGGCCGCGCCCTTCGGCAGATTGACCTTCAGGCGCGCCTGCAGGGTCTCGTCGATCTTCTCGATCGTCGTGAGCAGCTCGGAACGCGTGATATCCGGCGCGCGCTTCCAGAATTCCGCGAGCTGCAGATAATCACCGGCGTCGAGAATGAACTTCATACCGGGCCACCCGGCCAAACGCGCGTCGGATGGAACAGACGCTGGC